GAATGTGCTATCACTAGCGTCATACCCGAACTGATCAGTTCCCTCGACTACCTTGTTGACAATAACGTCTGGACTATCGCCCGCATTAAAAGCAATTTGACGAAGAGGTTCTTCCATTGCACGTAGGACAATTTGAATGCCGGCATTTTGTTCATCGTTTGCGGTTTTAAAATCTTTAAGTTTCTGCTTGATTCTAATATAAGCCACTCCGCCTCCAGGAACAACGCCATCCTTAATAGCAGATCTAGTGGCATGTAGTGAGTCATCAAACCGATCTTTTTTCTCACCGAGCTCAACCTTGGTGGCTGATCCTACTCGAATAACCTGCACACCGCCGGTCATATTAGCAACACGCTGTTGATGTTCTTCTTTGGAGAAAAATCCATCGTGCTCCGGGTCGTCAATGCTATGTTGAATAGTAGCAATACGATCTGCAATTTTTTGTTTGTCTCCGTGCCCACCGATGATAGTGGTAGTATGTTCAGTAATCACAACTCTATTACATTGTCCACAGTCTTCAAGTTCTGCAGTTTCAATACGTTTTCCAGTGGTATCAGAAATAACTTTACCACCTGTTAAGATAGCAATGTCTTCGATCATTCTACTACGCTTATATCCCTTCCAATCAGGACCTCGAACAGCACAGGTTTTAATGGCCCCTTGCACATTATTGATAACCAATGTTGCAAGAACATCAGTCTCAACACTTTCGGCCATGATTAAAAACGGTCTTTTAGTTTCGACTAATTTTTCTAAAATAGGCATTGCATCATTCATGTTTAAGATTGGGCGATCGCAAATTAAAATATAAGGATTTTCTAAAATACATTTTTGTTTATCTGCGTTAATAAAGTGAGGGGATAGATATCCTTGCTCGTATGATAAACCGTTTACAGAATGCAATTCATCAACAAACCCAGTGCCGTCTTCAACAGTAACTACTCCGTGCTTTCCTGCTGCGATTAACGCATCGGCAATAAGTTGCCCCATTTCGTCATCATTGTTTGCAGAAATAGATGCAACCTGAGCTATTGTTTTTGGATCCGAGCAGTCTTTACTAATTTTATCTAACTCAGTTATCACTTGAGCCACTGCTTTATCGATGCCTCTTTTTAAATTAATAGGACTGATGCCAGCAGTGACAAATTTCATTCCCTCTCGAATCATTGCCTGCGCTAGCACCGTGGCAGTAGTTGTGCCATCGCCTATATCATTCGATGTGTGACTTGCTGCCTGCTTGATCATACGTACACCGGTATCTGCTAATTTATCTCTTAAAAAGATTTCTTTAGCCACTGTTACACCGTCTTTAGTGAGGTGTGGTGCACCAAACAGACGCTGAATAACCACATTTCGACCTTTTGGTCCTAGAGTAACTTTTACAGCATCGCCTAGTATATTAACACCTTTGACAATTCTTTCTCTAGCTTCTTCGCCCATAATAACTACTCTTGGGATTAACTTAGCCATTTTTTAATTCTCCTTTCATGACACCTAAAACTTCATTTTCGTCTAAAATTAAATATTCAATACCTTCTATTTTAATAGGATGGCCTGCATATTTTGGATAGACAATAAGATCGTTGATCTTAATAACCATCGGAATTAATTTACCGTCTTCATTTAGCTTGCCTTCTCCTACAGCCAATACCTGTCCTTTTGTTGGACGCTCTTTAGTATCGTCTGAAAGCGTCAACCCGCTTTTGGTTTTCATCGAATCTTCAATTTTTTTAACTAGCAATCGATCCCGAATTGGAACAAACTCTATCATTCTTTTCTCCTTAAGTTTTATGCTTAGTTTATAATCTGATATTTATAAACTTTTAATCTTGCTGTCTAATTTTTTTCTAATAGATCCGATATTACCACGCAGCTCATTGCCCATGGTAGGTAATTGTTTGGCATAGATCATGTCCACATACATGTTGTCCATATTTTTAACTTCGTAAATGAGATCATTAAGCAGACGTTTAGCCTCTAATTTTTCTGGTCCGTCGGGCATGTTTTCAATAGCTTCGTTATATTTCTTTACATCGTTTTGAAATCGGTCAGCTTGTTGTAGCATTTTTTATTAACTCCATTACAGTTTCTATTTTCACACGTATTACTTGATTATTTAATGTGGTACGCAGACCTGAGTGCAGTTGTTTGGGCAGGCAATCCAAATCTGCCCAGCATACCGTCTTTGATGCTAGTGTTAAAAACTCTTGATCGACCACGCACACATATGTGCCATACTCAAATCCACGATCTTCACTGAGATATAGTTCAATGGGGACTATACGGCCCTGTGCATATTGATTTAACAATTCGTTGGCATCTTCTAGGAGGCTGTTGCTGCGCTGAAATGTGGGCACAGTCCATCGCTCTGCATCTAGGATCAGCAGGATGCGACCTGTGGTTTTAGCTAAGAATAGTAGTCCGGCACGCTGTTGCATGCCAGTACTTATCCACCGGCGAGCTTGAAGTTCCATTCTCCTGGCAGATACTCACCTTCAAAGGCCTTGATCCACTGTGTGCTATCCCACTTATACTTGATTCCTGTACGAATATTTTGGATATGAGTGGGAGAGAATGTTTCTCCGGCCATATCGGCAGCTTCTAACGTGTTGTCCACAGGATTCCAAACAGTAGCCCATGTCTGTCCAGTCCATTCTACTATAGAGTTAGCTGTGATTACCGGATCTGAACCGTCTTGATTTTCCCAGCTGGAATCGTTGTTGCTGGGATCTCTCCAGGCTTGGGGCCCTCTATATGGTATTTTAGTGCTGTCTGCAGGATTAGAAGGAAGATTTATAAATCCTCCACGATTCTCGCTGTTGTTGACATCATCTAACATTAGAAATCTCAGGCCTAACGGTATAGCGGCATGTGACCCGTATACTTCCAACGGATTGTACTTATACGGATCAATGATAGCATCCACGGTACCTCTGGCAGCAATGCCTGGTATAGTGCTGGCTATATCGTCATTGGCCGGATATGTGTCAGCATCTAAGGTCACAGTGAGTATACTAGGATCTAACGGGTTGGTTACAAATGTTCCCACTATTTCAAATCCGCTGAATTTCTTAAAATAAACTTCACTGCCAGGCATGTATCCACCCTGCACATTTAGTATTATAGTCCAATCTATAACATCGCCATTTTTGGTTTCTTTTTCAATGAGACCTAATGATATCACAGCATCAGAAGGATTAACCAATGTTAGATCGTATTGATTATCGCTCATGTTGCCGGTGTTTGATTTAAACAATAAAACCTTGTATCTACCATATGGTTGCCCGGATATGTTAGAACTAGGAGCACTGTTATTATAAATCAAGTCTTCAAGATTTAACACGTCGCCTTGTTCGGTAAACACATTGGCCACAATGCTCTGCACTATACCTAATTTTTTAACCTTGGCTGGTGGTGATATAAACACAGGCATTTCAAACTCTAAACTACAGATGTCTATGTCCGATTCTGCACCTTGCGGTATGGTCCTACTGGAAAAATTTGTACTGGTTAGATACATGGCACTGAGGCTGGTCCAGTCTATGTAGTTGTCTGTGGTCTGTAGTTCTAGACTGGGATTAAACAGCACTAATATCTGTTCAAGCAACTGTAGTTTTTGATCTGTGTTAGAAGTCCACACATCTGCTTTCATGGTCAATTTAAACGGTGTGGGCATCAAACGTTCTACAGTATAGCTGCCGCCTTGTTGCCCTGTGTATTCTCTAGTACCGTTGGCATCTGTAAATCTACGTTCTCGAATATGTATCTTTGAAACAAATGTAGGATCGCTGAGCCTATTAGTATCCATTTCAAGACCTGTGATATAACAAGCTATCCTAGGCACAGTGGGCATTTTATTTTCTGAGTTGTCTTTGATAATGCTAGCTACTTGTCTAGTAAGGTCGCCGTACATCACAGGAATCTGTCGCTGATCGCCGTCACCTGCCTGATACTTGAATCCAATAAACACACGCATGAACTGTGTGACATAGCGTCTTATCTGTCCGTCATAGTGAAAATCCATTATAGGTCTGCCTCAGGTCTTAGAGCCTTGCTGAGACTCTGTTTTTCTTTTACTGTCTGTCCATCGATAGTAGTTACGGTGGGGTTATTAATAAATGTAGATTTTTGTGTCTGACGTACATCCTTGCCTGCGAAGGTTTCACCAGCAACGACATCACTGGCACCTAGGTTGCTCATGGTCATTCGAACGTTGTCTTCAAACTTGCGCCATCTTACTCCATCAAATCTAAACAGTCTGTTAGGTAGATAATCTGTGCGTAGTGAAAACTGTCCATTGACTGGATTATTTGGAAAGGAAATACCTGCGGTAAATGGAGCACCGTTGGGAGGTACGCCGTCTTTGGTTAGATACCCTTCATAGCCATCTCCGGCTGCCGGCAGTATCACTGAGCTAGCAGTCTGACCAACATACACAGCATTACCATCAGTGTCATATAGTAGATTGCCTGCTTCGTCGGTGGCCTGTGTTTGTGCATCCACGGTTACTAAAGATGCATCTACACTGGCTAATTCAGCTGTGCCATCGTCTGTTCTCTGCAAAGTATAATACTTGCTGGTGTCGTAGCCGCTGCGTGGTGCATCTGCTTCTGCTTGATCTAACACCGCAGCAGTAATCTGCATTTCTTTTTCGTAGGTACTGATCACATCTCGCAAGGTATCTGCTAGTGCATAGTAGGTGTTATTGGGTGGAGCAACACCTGTAACTTCCTGTATGACTTGATATTTTTTTCCAGTAGCAGCAAGTACAACATCACCGGGATAATAAGTGATGCTGGCATTATATGTGCCTTTATAAAATTCTCTATCTGCAATGTCATCTAAGATCTGTTTAAATTCTTGACTGTCTACTAATGGTTTGCACTTGGCACGATATAAGTGCGGATACCATGTGGCTGAAAATCCTTCTGCTGCTCTACTAACTTCTTCTATTACAAAAAATCTCTTGAGTGCAAAAGTTAAATCATTAAGAGCATACTCATCTTTGAGGTGTGGTAGTTCAATCACATCACCTGCTATGATTTTACGACCCAGCTTTTCTACAGTATCTGTGATGTGGAAAGTGATAAAGATCGTATCATTCTGTAGAAACAGTCCAAACTGGCTGAGGTTAAAATCGATATCGGATATATTGTAGACACCTCGCATGACATAAACATCGGGATCATACTTGCGATCTCGGTTTTCTAAAAATAATAGATCCTGTATGTTTGCCACATTATCGCTAGTGTAGTTAGGTGTGCTAGGAGTGTCGCCTTGGGTTGCAGCTCCCGGACCGATATATCTGTGAACCAGCACATCTGTACCGCCAACTTGGAACATTTCCCAGGCGGATCTATCTATAAAGCGGAAGTCATTGCCCTTTTCGGGACGGTATAAACTGAGTCTTGGCATAGTCATATATTTACCGCTACGATAAATACTCGTATGAGCACATCAGACCAAGCCAAAAACTCTGTTTACAACTACTGCAAAACCATGCTAGGTGATGGTATGGTAGATGTAGAATTAGATCCCATACACTACGACACAGCACTTAACCGTGCTCTAGCAGTTTTTCGTCAGCGTAGCGATAACGCTGTAGAGGAAAGCTACGTGTTTTTAACACTCACTGAAAGCACTAATGAGTATATACTACCTAAAGAAATACAACAGGTACGTCAAATATTTCGTAGATCAGTGGGCTCAAGAACTGGTAACGGCACAGGCGGCACAGTATTTGAACCATTTAACTTGGCTTACGCCAATACCTATTTGTTAAGTAGTACCAACATGGGCGGACTGCTAACCTATGAACTGTTTAGTCAATATCAGGAATTAGTAGGTAAGATGTTTGGTAGCTACATTAATTTTACCTGGCATCCGCAAAGTCATAAAATTATCATACACCAACGTCCACGAGGTGAGGAATCAGTAATGCTACAAGTATATAATTCTAAGCCAGATTTTGCCATCGTAGATGATGTGTATTCCGGACAGTGGATCAAGGACTATGCTTTGGCCAACTGTAAAATGATGCTAGGCCAGGCTCGCTCAAAGTTTGGGCAAATCGCAGGACCACAGGGTGGCACTCAACTCAACGGCACAGCACTGATCACAGAAGCTCAAGCCGAAATGGAAAAACTAATGGAAGATCTCAAAACTGGTATTACTACCCAGGGTTGGGGTTGGATAACTGGTTGACCTTATAGCTAATCTATATTATAATTGTTCTAAAGGGGACAGTTTATGATCATAGGTGTATGCGGTTTTATAGGCTCGGGCAAAGATACCGTGGCCGACTATCTAGTCAATTTTCACGAATTTCGCAGAGAAAGCTTTGCGTCGACACTCAAAGACGCTGTGGCCAGTGTGTTTGGCTGGGACAGAACCATGCTGGAAGGACGCACAGCGCAGGCTCGAGAATGGCGTGAACAGGTAGATCCTTGGTGGGCAGAACGTTTAGACATGCCTACACTAACTCCTAGATGGGTCCTGCAATACTGGGGCACAGAAGTCTGTCGTAGATCGTTCCATGACGACATATGGATTGCTAGTCTAGAAAATAAATTACGCACCAGCAAAGACCACATAGTTATTTCAGACTGCAGATTCCCCAACGAAATTAAATCAATTAAAGATGCAGGCGGTCAGATTGTTTGGGTACAGCGTGGCGAATTGCCCGAATGGTATGAAGATGCTATCAGTGCTAATCAAGGTAATAACGTAGGTCTTAATGCTATGAAGATGCGCAAGATACATGCGTCGGAATGGGCATGGTTAGGTAGTGAGTTTGATGGCATTATCAATAACAATGGTTCTATCGATGAGCTCTATGAGCAGAGTGCTAACCTAGTAGTCGGCCACAAGATCGCCTTGCCTCCAAGTGATGCCCTCTTTGCCTAAGACAGCGGCACAGTTCAAACACACAGTTTTGAGGTTGTTTGGTCTGCAGTTGTTGAGATTTTCATCTATATGAAACACACGAAACACCTCTGCGTGTTGAGATCGACAGCCGCATTTTTCACACACGGCCTTGGGCTTGTACCCTGCACGTTGCCAACGAGGAACATGCGCACCTGCACCGTGTACTAGACAAATCTCACACAGTGTTCTATAATAGGTCCGAGTGTCTTTGTAGTAATTAATGGCTCTAGGGCGCTGTGCGCAGGCCTTGCATAATGGTCGCATTTGATATTTACCCTTTTAAACCCCTTTTGTTCGGCACCTAACTCGCTGTTTTTGGAATAGTATGCTAAATATTATGAGCAACTATTACCAGGAGAATAGGCGATATGGCACTAACATCACCAGGCGTACAAGTTACGGTAATCGACGAGAGTTTTTATACACCAGCAGAACCTGGTACAGTCCCTCTTATTGTCGTAGCAACAGCCCAAGATAAAACAAACGGAGCTGGTACAAACACAGCTTCAGCAACAACCAAAGCAAATGCCGGCAAAGCATTTAAAGTTACCAGCCAGAGAGATCTTACAGATCTGTTTGGCGTTCCGTTCTTTGAGCAAACAGCGAGTTCAACTCCTATTCATGGCTCAGAGCGCAACGAATATGGTCTATTAGCAGCCTACAGTTTGCTAGGTGTCAGCAATGCAGCATTTATTGTTCGCGCTGATGTAGACCTGGACCAACTTGCAGCATCAGTTGACGCCCCGGGAGCGAATCCAGTAAACGGCAAATGGTGGTTAGATACACAGGCCACAACTTGGGGTATCCAAGAATGGAACAGCGCCGCTGGATCAACAGCAGGCGGACAGAAATTTACCAACAAAGTGCCATTGGTACTAACAGATGCAGATTATCCTTCCAAAATTGAAAACAATGCGCCTAAGACATCGGTAGGACAAGTCGGTGACTATGCAGTAGTATTTCAAACTGTTGAAGGCGACACTAGTTACGGTACAGCAGAAGATCTTGCAAGAATCTATTACAAGTCTGCTGGTAACGGTCTAGTTGCAGGCGGCGGCACACAAGTGGACGCAGGCGAGTGGGTACTGCTTGGATCTAATGCATGGAAGGCCAGCTGGCCAGTGGCAACAAGCTCAACATACGCAGGCACAATGTCAGGTACTTTGTTTATTAACAGTACTTCGATTGCGACAGGAACTGTAGCTACAACAGCAGCTAATATTAACACAGCAGCTATCACAGGTGTAACTGCTAAAGCATTGGCCAACAAGTTATACATTTATTCCGATGGTAGATCAGCAGCTGACGGTGCTGCCGGTGACTCTACTGGTGCAGACGGAAGAATAATGTTAGACAACGGCACAGCATCGTGGGACACTCTTGGTATTACTATAGGTGAATACATCAGTCCTACATTGCAACAAACACCACATACAGATGTACCTACTTTCAAACGCAGTGATAACACAACCACAGTGGCAGGTGCTGCTACAGGTTCTGTATGGATCAAAACCACAGAGCCAAACAAAGGCGCTAGATGGAGAGCCAAGCAGTGGAGTTCAGCTACATCATCCTGGGTGGCATCAGAAGCTCCGATATATGCGTCTACAAACGCAGCCTTGTACTATCTAGATCGCAGTGGTGGCGGTGCTAACATCGGCGCAGACACATTGTTTGTACAAAGCAATGCACAAGAAAACAGCGGTTTTGATACAACACCTAACACAGCTGAATTCCGAGTATGGTATAGAAATACATCGGCCGGCCAGGGCACCAGCGTGACCAGCAATATTATCAAGGACGCTACATTTACTGCTGGTTCTACAAGAGTGTTTACACTTGCTGAAAGCATAGTAGGTCAGTTGGCCCTAGATGCAGCTAAGACAATCACTCTGAGCAGTGCTAATCCTAGTGGAGCAAATGCACCAACTGGCGACAATTCAGACGCAGATAAACTTGCAGCAGCCATTAACGCAGCCGGATTTACAAATATTGAAGCGTCAGTGATAGCTGTTACAACAACACAGAGCAGATTAGTTATTACACACAACGACGGTGGCGATTTTAGATTAACAGACAGTACAGGTACACCGTTGTCTACATTGTTTACAGCCTATAACATCAAGACTAGAGCAGGCACAGAAAACTTCTATAATATTTCATTAGGAAGCGGGGCAGTGGGTGCAGAAGATCTTGCTGCAGGCGCAGCCGACGATTATTTGGTATCGGGTTACAAGCCATTGGCTGCAGACGATCCAAGATTTGCAGCTAGTCCAGATGCTCCGTTGAACGAACCATCAGACGAACAACTTTGGTATAATCCTAACTTTGCAGATGTTGACATCATGGTCCACAATGGCAATACGTTTGTGGGTTATAGACATGCAACAGCGCCTTATTATGAAGCTGCAACAGCAACTCTAAGAACTGGTTATCTACCAATAGTAGCTGCCAGCAATCCATATGTATCAGGGGTTACTGTATCAGGTGACTTATGGATCAGCACAGCTGATTTAGAAAACTTCCCAACAATCTACAGATACAATAGTAACTTAACTGATATCGGAGATGTCACACTACGTTGGGAATTAGTAGATAAAACAGATCAAACCACTGAAGAAGGTGTGTTGTTTGCAGATGCTCGTTGGAATACAGCAGGTACTGCATCAAGTCAATCAACCATTGAAGATCTAATTACCAACAACTTCTTAGACCCAGATGCTCCAGATCCAGCACTGTATCCAAAAGGCATGTTGCTATGGAATCTTAGACGCAGTGGCGGTAATGTCAAGAAATACAGCAACAACTACATCGACACAGCCGGCGATAACCCAAGAACTAGCACAGCAACATTGTCAGGTTCGGCTTTCGTCAGCGGTGCAGGACTAGCTATGGATGCATACTACCCAGATCGTTGGGTCACTGCTTCAGGCAACAACGAAGACGGCTCAGGATCATTTGGTCGCAAAGCACAACGTAAAGTAGTTACACAGGCTTTGAAATCAGCAATTGACACAAGTCAAGAGATCCGTGATGAGGAACGCAGAAACTTCAACATCATAGCTTGCCCAGGATATCCAGAAACAATGAGTAACCTAGTTAATCTCAACATTGACAGAGGCATTACTGCATTTGTTGTAGGTGATACTCCATTGAGATTGCCTGCAGACGCTACATCGTTGAACAACTGGGGTACTAATGCAGAATTAGTCACAGACAACGGTGATGACGGTATTGTGACATACGATGAGTATTTGGCTACATACTACCCAAATGGATTTACCACAGACCTAAGCGGTTCTAACGCAGTGGTTCCAGCCAGTCATATGATGCTGAAAACAATTGCGCTCAGCGACAATGTCAGCTTTCCATGGTTTGCACCAGCAGGTACACGTCGTGGTGGTATTACCAATGCCACAGCAGTGGGATTCATTGATGCAGCCACAGGCGAATTCCAAACTGTTGCATTGAACGAAGGTCAGCGTGATACATTGTATGACTTGAAGATCAACCCGATTCCATTCTTCAATGGCGTTGGCTTGGTAGCATACGGTCAAAAGACTCGTGCAAGAAATGCAAGTGCATTGGATCGTATCAACGTAGCACGTCTAGTAGTATATCTACGCAGTCAGTTAAACAAGTTGGCTCGTCCATATCTGTTTGAACCCAATGACAAGATTACCAGAGATGAAATCAAACAAGCGGCAGAAAGCCTATTGTTAGAATTAGTAGGCTTGAGAGCAATCTACGACTTTGCGGTTGTGTGTGATGAAAGCAATAACACTCCGTCTCGTATCGATCGCAACGAACTTTATGTTGATATCGCTATAGAGCCAGTGAAAGCCATTGAGTTCA